GAACTTGGAAATTAAATAATCTTCAAACCGAGGAAATCAAAACAAACAAACCTAAAATTGCAACCCTATGAACACAGAAAGAATCATCCTATCAAATATGTTGTTTTACGATGACGCAAAACACTTCCTACCAAGAATCAACAAGAACTGGTTTACGGATTCAATGTCATCCAAATTGGTTGAGGTTATGACAGAAATGTACTACAACAACGAAGCCATTGACTATGTGAGTTTATCCAAACACTTTGACCGAGTTCAAGTGATTGAGATTATTCAACTACAACAACAGGCATCGGGCATCACGGACATCAAACCACACTTGATGCAGTTGGAACACGATTACATCAAGAAACAAGTTGTTGAAGGCGTTTTGTCTTTAGATGTTACAAAGGAATTGAATGAGCTTGTGACCGACATTCAAAATGTAGTTGAACGCACAACATTCTCAACCCATAAAGAACCATCCAGCATTGTCAAGGTGACCAACAAGGTAGTTGATCAAATCGTATTCAATGCTCAAAATGGTGGCAACTTAACGGGTAAGCAAACCGGATGGAGATTCCTTGACAAGTACATTGGTGGGTACAACGAAGGGGATTTGATTGTGGTTGCTGGAAGACCGGGAATGGGAAAGACGGCAATTGCTTTGACATTAACCAAAGAGTTTGCACAGATTGGAGGAAAGGCATTGTTCATTTCACTTGAGATGTCCAATGAGCAACTTGCCAAGAGATACATTTCCCTGATCGGAGACATTGCCAATTGGAAGATTCGCAACGGACAATTGAGAGAAAATGAAATCCTTCAGGTGTGTGACATTGCAAACAACCAAACGATTGAATTTTTTATTGATGATGATGTGGATTCTCGCATCGGACAAATCAAAGCCAAAGCCAAACTTCACAAATCAACGAAGGGATTGAATTTGCTTGTGATTGACTATATTCAGTTAATCAAAGGAACAAAGACAAACCGTGAACAAGAGATTGCAGAGATATCACGCACATTAAAACTCCTCGCAAAGGAACTTAAAATCACGGTGATGATACTTGCACAGTTATCACGGAAGAGTGAAGAGAGAGCAGACAAGAGACCGATGTTGAGTGACCTTCGGGAATCAGGTGCAATTGAACAAGATGCCGACATCGTGATGTTCCCATTCCGACCGATGTATTATGAGCAAGAGAAACCCGAAATGGAAGAAGCCGAGTTGATTATCGCAAAGAACCGGAACGGGGAGTGCGTCACAATACCGACATACTTTGAAGGAATGTACACCAGTTACAAAGAGAAGATATGAAACACGGGTCATTGTTTAGCGGAATAGGTGGGTTTGATCTCGCTGCCGAATGGATGGGATGGGAGAATGTATTTCATTGCGAATGGATGGAGTTCCCAAGAAAAGTATTGGACTATCACTTCCCAAATGCGGATAGTCACATTGATATATGTAAAACTGATTTTAAAAAATATGCAAACAAAATTGACATTCTTACTGGAGGGTTCCCTTGCCAACCCTTCAGCCTTGCTGGGAAAAGAAAAGGCACAGATGATGAACGCTACTTGTGGGGCGAAATGCTACGAGCAATACAAGAGATTAAACCCAAATATGTCATCGCAGAAAATGTCTTTGGTATCACGAATATTGATGGGGGGTTGGTATTCGAGCAAGTGTGCCTTGACTTGGAAACTGAAGGGTACGAAGTTCAACCGTTTGTTGTTCCAGCTTGTGCCAAAAACGCACCGCATCGCAGAGACAGATGCTGGTTTATTGCTCAAAACCCCTTGTTCAGCGGATGCATATACCGAAGGAATGAGCAAGAAAGAACAGAGATTCGGGAATTCGGGAACACTTGCACAGGAAGTGCTGACGGGATTTATTTATCAAAGGGGGTTGCTACCAACACCATCGGTATCGGATACGATGGGATCTCCCAAGAGGAGAGATCAAATTTCTCAAGGAGCGAATGGGAATTGGAGAAGAACATCGGACAACACGGGAATAAAGTTTGGAGCAAAACTAAACGATGTAGCACCTATATTGGCGGAATCAATTGGGAAAAATTCCCAACTCAATCCCCGGTTTGTGGCGGAGATGATGGGATTTCCCGTAAACTGGACGGAATTACCTTTTCAAAGTGGAGACAAGAATCAATCAAAGGATACGGCAATGCCATAGTTCCACAAATTGCGTATAGCCTTTTTGAAATAATACAAGAACTAAATGAAAATAATTGACTACCGCAGATTCAACCAACTGCGAACGAAAGCAAAGGACTTGCCAATGTACAAGGAATTCATCTCACTCGTTGAAAAGGACAAGAAGGTGCAATGCTATAACACACTCCAAGATATGCTCTTAGATGCGTTTAAATGGGATAAAACGCCACAAGGTCACGAGTACTGGCAATCCGTCTATGATTCAATCATCCTTCAAGACCATCCAAAATGCCCAAAGTGTAATCAACTTGGGAAGGTGTGGTTGTTAAAAACCGTAAACAAGCACAAGTGTAACAAATGCAAAATAACATTCTAATGAACCCATATCAAGAAACCCACAACCTAAAGCAAGAAATTCGCAGATTGCGATTGCAGATTGCTGACATAACCGTCAAGCACGACAAAGAAATTAAAAGGCTTAAACAAGAAATCATTCAACCAAAGTGCGATTTGAAGACCATTGATGCTGACTGGACAGATGCGATGAGGGTTTGTTGTCAAGCCTACGATGTCACACCTGATCTCGTTATTTCATCCTTGAGAAAACAATCCGTGGTGTATGCCCGTCATATGTTTTCCTTCCTTTGCCGTAAGCACTTGAAGATGACATTCTCATCAATTGGCTATATATTGGGGAGAGACCATTCCAGCGTGATGAATGCCATAAATGTGTTTGATAATTTAGTTACACACGACAAAACCACACGACAAACATATGAAACATCCGTTCAGTTATTATGTGATTACTTGCACCAAAGGACTCTCGTCATCGATACACATCTTGTATGAGGAAGATCAGGTGATAAGATGTCAAAAAAAATACGAAAAAGATGGTTATATTTGCATTATTGAAAAGAAAAATTGAATAAGGATGCCATCATATTGGAACTCTCCAAAGCCGATTGGCTGAAGAAAGCAACCAAGAACATTGCAAAAAACAATGAGTTGGCAAGGGAGTTGTATCAATTTTACTTTTTGACAATACTTGAGAAACCTGATGAACAAATCGAGAAAATATACAGAGACGGATATATCCAGTTCTGGTCAATCCGTCTTTTATACCTTTGTATCAACGGCAACCGGCATCCCTTTGGCGAATCAAGAATATATGATCAACACGATGTGTACGAGCTTGACTTCGCTGAGGAGATTGACTTACTGGATGAGCGTGAACAAGCCGAAGGAATCGAACTTGAAAGAATCAACAAAATAAACCAAGTGACAGAATCAGCATATTTTTATGAAAGGGAGTTATTCAAACTATGGTGTTCAGGAATGTCTGCAAGGGCAATCCACCGAAAGACCGATATCTCCGTCCGTGAAGTGTTGAGAGTGATTAAATTAATGAAAGAAAGATGCACACAGAAATAATTGGAATTGCCTGTTTGGCAATCATCATCGTAAACTTTGGCAAACCAGCCGACCTATTAAAACGCTATCTGTACGGTAGTGATTATTCCAAATGGAAGCGAATGAAACCCCTTGACTGTGCTTTCTGCTTGTCTTGGTGGTTGGGCTTGTCCTTTTTCCTATACACCTACGGTTGGGTGGGGATACTTTACGCATCCATCGCCACCGTGATTGTCGCACTATTAGAAACTAAACTATGACACCACAAGAAAAAGCATATGAGATATGGCAAAAAATGATGAACGCTGATGTATTGGTTGATTCAATTAGTGCCAAGCAATGCTCATTGGTTGCAGTTGATGAAATATTGAGTATCAACTCCGTTGACAAGGATGAGGATTTATCAAACTATTGGGAAGAAGTAAAACAAGAAATAGAAAAACTATGAGCAACATTGAATTCATACTATCACTCCAACCGTTGTACGACAACTGGAAGAAAACACAAGTATTTGCACCATCACCAGAACAAGGGGCAATCCTGAACAATGTTCACCGTGAAATCTTCGGAAGGAACTTGCCAAATTGCAGTACTTGTGTGACCGAAGCATTGCACTCACTTTTGATTTGGGCAAACCAACAACAAGAAGCCATCACCAAAGCACAACTTGCCGATGATGAGCAGAAACCAAAGAGGAGAAGAAAGAATGAGCAATGAAGAAACACACAATGACATACCTCAACCATTTCGGATATGACATAAGTGACTTTATACCTTGTGAGGTGTGTGGGAAGAAAGCAATTGACATCCATCACCTTGAAGCGAGAGGAATGGGAGGGAGCAAAGAAGCAGATAACATTGAAAACCTGATGGCATTATGTCGTGAGGATCACATCAAGTTTGGAGATAAGAAACAATACAAGGACTTCTTGAAAGAGAAGCACGAAGAGAAATTGAAAATGTGAGATAAATGAGAAAACTATGGCGAACGAGCAGAACTTAAAACCATTCAAGCCGGGAGAGGATGAGAGAAGAATTGGCAACGGAAGACCAAAGAAACTCATCACACAAATGAAGGAGATTGGGTACACCAAATCCCAAGTTGAAGATACGATGTTGTCTATGTTGTCTCTTGGGCGTAAGGAACTGGAGAAGATAGATCGTGGGGATGAATACACGATAATGGAAAGAACGATTGCCGGGGCATTGCTGAAAGGTCACGACAAGAACTCTCTGTTCAACTTGGAGATGTTGTTAACACGATCACAAGGCAAGCCAAAAGAAACGATTGACCAAACGATAGAAAGTAAGAATTTCACAATAACTTTGAATTTAGATGAAAGCAAACTGGAGAGATGAGAACATCCTACCACCTGAAGATGAACGACTTTGTGTGG